GAATGGCCGGATTCTCGCAACCCGCGAGGTCCGGCCATTGTCATGTCGCGTGATGTCGCCTTCAGGCGGGTATCCTGCTAGCACAAAAGCGCTAGCAGACCGGAGGTGCAGTGGCCGTCAAGATCGTGGGCGGGTCTACGCCCTCCAAGGACCGCCGCAGGAGCGAGCGGTCCAGCAAGCACGCCAAGGACGTCATCCTTGCCGGCATACGCTCCGGACTGACCGTCCGGAGGGCCTGCGAGGCCGCTGAGCGCGGTGAGTCCTCGTTCGCGTACTACAAGAGCACGGACCCGGAGTTCCGGGTCCTGGCCGAAGCCGCGCTCCAGGCGCGGGATGCCGGCGCGGACGCGGAGCGTCCGGAGGTCCCGGACTTCCCGGAGTTCTGCGAGAAGTACCTGGACACCAAGCTCTTCACGCATCAGCTCCAGTGGTACGACCTGCTGGAGGGCAGGGAGCCCCGCGACCTGCATCCTGCGCAGCGCTTCGTCCGCGGGGACGCGGACCAGCTCCTGGTGAACACGCCCCCGGAGCACGGGAAGTCGACCACGCTCACGGTCAACTACGTGACCTGGCGCATCTGCCAGGACCCGAACATCCGGATCCTGATGATCTCCAAGACGCAGGACATGGCCAAGCGCTTCTTGATGGCGATCAAGGATCGCCTCAGCGAGAACGAGAAGTACGCCGATCTCCAGCGGACCTTCGGTCCGGTGGGCGGCTTCGCTGAGAACGCCATCTGGGCCGCGGAGAAGATCCGCGTCAACGGCGCGGACTCCGGTGAGGCCGCCTACACGGCCCAGGCCGTGGGCATCGGCGGCCACATCTACGGCACGCGTACTGACCTGGCCATCATGGATGACTGCATCGACCACACGAACCACCAGCAGTACGACAGCCAGATCAACTGGATTCAGAACCAGGTCGGCTCCCGCGTCGCGGACGCGGGTGGCCGCATGCTGCTGATCGGGACCCGTCTGGAGACGGTGGACCTGTACAGCGAGATCTTGAAGCCGTCCTACTACGTGGACGGCGAGTCTCCCTGGACCTACCTGACGCAGCCGGCCGTCCTGGAGTACGCGGACGACCCGAAGGACTGGAAGACCTTGTGGCCGGTCACCAACCGGCCGCCTGTGACCATCAAGGGCCGCAAGGTCGCTGAGGCCGACGGCTGGCCCCGTGAGGGCATGTGGCCGATGTGGCACGGCGAAGCCCTGGCCCGCAAGCGCCGCAAGATGCGGGCGCGCAACTGGAGCATGGTCTACCAGCAAGACCAAGTTGCCGATGACTCGACCTTCAAGCAGGCCGATGTCCAGGGCTGCGTGGACCGCGCCCGGTATCCCGGCCGCCTGATGGCCGGCCAGTCCGACCACCGCAAGTACGGCATGGAGGGCTTGACCGTCATCGCCGGAGTGGACCCGGCTGCCGCCGGGTGCACGGCGATCCAGGTCTGGGCGCTGGACCGCCAGACCGGCACCCGGTGGGTGCTGGAGATCGTGAACAAGCGCGGCATGCTGCCGCACGAGCTTCGCTCGGAGATGTTCCGCATCACCGAGCGCTACGGCGTCTCGGAGTGGCGGATCGAGAAGAACGCCTACCAGGCGTCCCTGGTCCAGGACCGGATCATCAAGGACTACATGAACGGCCGGGGCGTGCTGATCTCCGGGCACACCACGGATGCCAAGAAGTGGGACCCGGACTACGGCGTCGCCTCGATGTCGACGCTCTTCGACGGCTGGCAGGAAGGGCGGAATCTCATCCGCCTGCCGTCCCAGACGCAGTCGGAGCCGGTGAGGAACTTCATCGAGCAGCTGTGCGCGTGGACGCCCGAGACCAAGAGCCTGACGGACACGGTCATGGCCGCGTGGTTCGTGGAGATTCGCTGCCGCGAGCTGATGCAGGGCGGCAGCGACAACTGGCACACCGCGGACAACGAGTTCATGTCCCAGCGGGACGTTGAGTCCCAGTTCGTCGTGGACATCGAGATGGCCCTTCAGCAGGGCGAGGTATCGACCTGGGATGGAAGCCTGAACGGCTTCTCCGGGCTCAACTGACAGGGGACGAGATGAACGTCTATCGGGAGCGCGCCTTCCTGGTCGCGCACTTGGCGGCCTGCAAGCCGCACCACTGGATCGAGGACCCGGCGGAGCCAGACTGGCCGGTGATCCTGATTGAGACTGAGGCTGGCCAGATGAGCTGGCACATCGCCAAGGAGGACCTGGGCCTCTTCCCCCCGAGGAACCCGCCTCCGGCGGGAGCTGAGCCCACCTGGGATGGTCATACGACCGAGGAGAAGTACGAGCGCCTGGCACTCCTCAACAAGATCATGGCTCGCCTCACCGAGGGGAATCGGGTGTACATGAAGGCGGGCTCCTGATGGGCATCTACGGCCAGGACTGGGCCGGCTATCAGTCGTCTGCGCCCGACGTGACGGGCCTGTCCTTCGTCTTCGTCAAGGCCACCGAGGGCCTGACGTACACCAATCCGCGCTACGCGCTTCAGATCGAGTACGCCCGGCTGCACAAGCTGGTCGTGGGGCATTACCACTACCCGCACATGGACAACGACCCGGCCGCAGAGGCGGACCGCTTCCTGCGGGTCGCCGACGTCCATCCCGGCGAGCTGCTGTGCCTGGACTGGGAGGGCTACGACTCGGCCAACAAGAAGGTGCCAGTGGCCACGCAGGTGGCCTACAAGAACGCCTTCCTGGCCCGCGTGCAGGCGAAGATGCCGACCTACCAGGTCGGCACGTACGCCAACAAGGCGTACCTCGAGTACGACCCGAAGGGGCCGTACGGCGATTTCTTCTGGATCGCCACGGCGGGCAGGCCCGCCGGCCAGCCCGGCATCAGCCGCTCGTGGCTGTTCCACCAGTACGGCGCCTCCGGCGTCGACAAGGACTACTGCCCTCTGAGCGCTGCCGCGCTCAAGGAGTTCGCTTTCGCCAAGGAGGACGACATGCCCCTGACCAACGATGAGATCGCCAGGATCGCCCTCGCGGTCGCCACCTACAAGAACCCCCGCCTGGAACCCCAGGGTCCCGACCTGCGCCAGCGCATCGTCAACGCGGAGACGAACGGCGCCGCGGCCACGAAGGCCATCACCGCGCTGGACGCGAAGGTGTCCAAGCTCGCCGTGGCCGGCGTGGACCTCGATGCGCTGGCGACCAAGGTCGCCGATCTTCTGGCGGCACGCCTCAAGAGCTAGCAGGTGCTAGCACTTTTCCGCTAGCAGTCGGGTATAACAGGGCGTAGGGAGGTGCCGCGTGGCAGAGATGCAGACGATCGTCAGGCGCGTGACAGCGCTTCGCGCTGCGCACACAGAGCGCGATGCGCGGCACCAGACCGTCTACGACGTCCGGGCGAACAAGATCGACAAGGTTCAGCCGGGCTCATTGCCCGACGCCTGGCCGAAGCCCATCGTCGCCAATGTGATCGACACGGCCGCGAGGCAGCTCGCGGAGAACCTGGCGCCGCTGCCCAGCATCAACTGCGCCACCGGCGTGACGACCTCGGAGCGCGCGAAGAAGTTCGTCGCCAAGAAGACGAAGATCGCGTACTCCTTCGTCATCAATTCGGCTCTCAAGCCGAAGATGCCGCAGGGCTGTGACTGGTACCTGTTCTACGGCTCCCTGCCGATGGTCGTGGAGCCGGACTTCAAGGCCGGCGAGCCGAAGATCCGCTTCGACAATCCGAAGGGCTCCTACCCGCAGTTCGACATGTGGGGCAAGGTCATCTCGTACGCCAAGGTGTACCGGGAGAAGGCCCATGAGCTGGCGGCGAAGTTCCCCGACGCCGCCGGGCGGATCTACGAGACCAACTGGGCAGGACAGCGCACGACCTCCGATGACGCCCTGCTCGAGGTCGTGAAGTACGTCGATGCCGACACGAACGTTCTCTACCTGCCGGAGCGCAAGGACTATGTCCTGCTCCAGACGGACAACCCCCTGGGCAAGTGCCCGGTTGCCGTGGCGGTCAAGCCGTCGTACGACGACCAGGACCGCGGGCAGTTCGACGACGTGATCTACCCGCACCTTGCTCGAGCGCGCATGGAGATGCTGGCGCTCGAGGCCACGCAGCAGGCGGTCCGGGCGCCCCTGGCGCTGCCGACCGACGTGCAGAAGATCTCCTTCGGCGACAACGCCGTCATCAGGACGAACTCGCCGGAGAAGATCCGGCGTGTCGGCCAGGACGTGCCCGTCGTGGCCTTCCAGGAAGGCCAGGTGCTGGCCGAAGAGGTGATGCGCGGCTCGCGCACGCCGGCCAGCGCCACCGGCGATGTGCAGGCGTCCATCATCACCGGCCAGGGCGTGAACGCCCTCAATGGTGGCTATGACATTCAGATAGCCACCGGCCAGGCCGTGATCGGCCATGCGCTGGAGCAGGCGCTCCAGCTGTGCTTCGAGATGGACGAGAAGTTCTGGCCGACGGCCACCAAGACCGTCTCGGGCGTGATCAACGGGACCCCGTTCCAGGAGTCCTACACGCCCGGCAAGGACATCCGCGGTGACCACCGCGTCTCGGTGACGTACGGCTTTGCCTCGGGGATGAATCCGAACCAGGCGCTGGTCTTCCTGCTCCAGCTCCGCGGAGACCAGCTGGTCTCCCGGGACTTCGTGCAGCGCCAGCTGCCGATGGACATCGACGTCACCGCGCTCCAGGCGCAGATCGATAACGAAGAGGTCACGGACGCCCTGAAGCAGGGCGTCTTCGCCATGCTCTCCAGCGCCGGGATCATGGCCCAGCAGGGCATGGACCCGACGCAGTTGCTGCGCAACGCAGCGCGGATCATCGCCCTTCGCGAGAAGGGCATCCCGATGGCGGAAGCCATCCTCCAGACCTTCGAAGCCCCTCCGGCTCCGCCGTCCCCTGCGGCCGGAGGCCCAGGCGCCCCGGGTGGTGAGGGCCTTCCCGGGGCGCTTCAGGGGCAGAACCCCACCACCGGCGCTCCGATGGGCGTCGCTCCCGGCCAGGCCGGGATGGGCGCCGGTGGGCGCCCCGATCTCCAGACGCTGCTCGCGGGTCTCACCTCCAGCGGGCAGCCCAACCTTTCGGCCTCGGTGAAGCGGAGTGTCCCAGCATGATCGAGCAGAACCTGAAGTGCCGCGACTGCGGCCGTCCGATGCCGCGTCGCGAGGGCGTGCTCGTCGTGACGGACCACAGCGACGACTGCGCAGGCATTCGCCGCCAGTCCATTGAGGCGGTAGCGGACGAATGAGCAAGTGTGACAACTGCGGCCGGGACGACGGCCACTGGCTCGGGTGCGACTCAGTCGCAACGCCTGACGCCGAAGGCGAGGCCACTCCGCCAGGGGCGGAGATGTGCGCCTTCGGCGAGTGCGTGTTGCAGCGCCGGCCGAAGACCGGCAAGGGGCCTGCGCCCAAGTACTGCGAAGAGCACAGCGACCCGAAGAACAGGAAGTGATCGAGATGGCAGAGGGATTCGCGGGTGACCCGTTCCACGAGGGCACCAGCAAGCCGATGGCGGGCCTGAAGGGCGACATGGTCGGCCCGCACATGCAGGCGCCCATGACCTCCGAGGCGATGACCAACCCGAGGTCCGCCGCGACGGACAACATCCAGGGCCACTGGAACGCCTTCGAGGCACCGACCCCGGCGCCCACCGGCAACAACGACCGCAACGCGGCCCACTGACCTAGCCCGTCTCCGGAGGAGTCATGGCCAACGGCCACGGGGGTCCAAGGACTCCCAGCTCCCCCGCCCCGGTCTCCGGGCCGGGGGCTTTGTCGAAGAGGACGGACGGCGGACCCGGTCAGCCGGTCCGCGTGCCCACGGGCGGCGCCTACGGCGACGCTACGCAGTTGCGCCAGGATCAGCAGGGCGCCCCGATGGGCGCCTCTCCCGGGGGCGACCAAGCCGCCCCCGGCCTGCTGGCCGGCCTGTCGATCCCGACAGGCCCCGGCTTCGGGGAGCCTACGCAGCAGCCGGGCGTCCCCGTCACCGACGGGGCCGCTTCCGGCCCTGGGGCCGGACCGGAGGCCTTGGGCCTGCCCGTCCAGCAGGACCAGGACATGCAGGCGCTGACGGCGTATCTGCCGGTCCTCGAACACATGGCGAACCAGCCCGGCGCCAGCGCCGCGGCGCGCAACATGGTGCGCGCGATCAAGGCGCAGGTGGGCTGATGGAGTGGTTCGATCGCCTCGGCGGCATGTACATGTTCCTGAACGACACACCTGCGCTGGCGCACGACATGTCAACCAGGGGTCCGCAGTCGGACCTGGCGTACAACCTGGCATACGCCATGCAGAACACCAGCACTGACCTGGACGCCTACCCGGCGGACACGCAGACAGCGGGTGGCTGATGGGACTCGGTGGGTTCTTCAACGATCTCAACAAGGGTCTAGCCAAGTACTCCGGCGAAGACTTCCTGGCCAAGCACATCTTCAACCCGTCGGCCGAACACGTAGTGAAGCCAACCGTTGAGAAGGTCTCTCAGGCGCTGAACTGGGTCTACGACAACGGAATCAGTCAGCCGATCTCCACAACACTGATGGTGGGCAATCTGAAGGGGGGCATGTTCAAGGCCCCCTTCTCCGCCCACAACTGGGCCACGGCCTGGCATGCTGCCAACCACATCAGCGCAGCTCAGGCGCTCTTTCTGGATCCGAACCAGACCCAGAAGGCCGTTGACAGCCCCCTGGTGTACTACAAGCCGGGTGATGCTCAGCTGCCGCCCGGCTTCAAAGACCTCCCCGAGGACCAGCAGCAGGAGCTGCTGAAGACGGCGGGCATGCCTGCCGTGGGCAATGCCTACATCGAAGAGCTGCGCCGGTCGAACAGCTTCTACAAGAACGCCACCGGCGTGGGCGACTTCGCGCTGAGGTGGTTCGCTGACCCGGCCGTGATCGCTGGTGCGAACGTTGGCAAGCTCCGCGCCGCCAAGGTCACCATGGCCAGGCCCCAGGAGGGCCTAGGCGTTGTCGCCCGCCCGGGGAAGAAGATCCCGATCAAGATCGGCAAGGTGCCGGGCGGGTGGACCCAGGCCGACATAGGCAAGATCATGGACAGCTCGGGCATGGCCCGAGCGCAGGACTTCATCTGGCAGAACCGGGACAACCCGGCGCTGCTGAACAACCTGGCCATGGCGCGCAATAGCGCCATGGGTCCGCGCTTCGGCGCGATCGCGTCTCTGCTCAAGAGCCCCGACGAAGTCCACGACTTCGTCAGAGTCGGCCTTGGGGATGTCGATGCCATCGAGAAGCTTCAGATGAAGAACGCTCTGGCGGCGTCCCGGATCGAGCAGGAGACCAGCCGCGTTGCGCAGCTGGACCTGATGGCCACGCGCTACGACGCCCTTGGCACCGCTCGCGGAGCGCAGTTCTCCGCGCTTGCTCGACAGGCAATGCAGCAGGGCAACGCCCGCGTTGCGGCTGATGAGCAACTGGTGACCCGCTACAACCAGGTGCTGAGCCATGCTCATGAGCTGGACCAGGTCAACCTGACCCGCTGGAGCTTTGCGAAGGCGCAGGACGCGACCGCCGCCCAGACGGCCTACCGGGCGCGGAGCGCCCGCGGCGCCGCCGCCGGCCACGGCGTGACGATTCAGCCGACTCCGATCTTTTCCCGCGGCACGTCCACGCCGGTGGACCTGGGGTTCTCCAAGAGCAGGATCTATGGCGTGGGGGACTTCTTCTCTACGCCGATCACGCTGGTGCGCTCCTTTGCCAACAGTCGGCCGAACGGGTACATGAGGGTCGATGACATCGACCGCGACAGCATCGCGGAGCTGCGGGGGCAGCTCGCGCGCATTCCGGGGATCACCGATCAGACCCGGCTGAAGATGGTCAACGAGTACCTGAAGACGCAGACCGAGGGCGAGCGCCTGGCGCTGCTGAAGCAGATCGGCGCCACCGGCGCCGCGAAGGTCGCCGAGAAGCACGGCCTCGATCCGGAGGCCGGGCTGGACATCTACAAGCAGCACCTGTCCCGCCAGGCAGGCGAGATCGACAACATGAAGCGGTACTCCGCCACGAAGGCGCCTGTCACGCTGCCTGACGGCAGCTTGGCGAACATCCACGTGGACGAGTTCGCCACTGACGGCGGCAAGCTGGTGCTGCATCCCAACCTCGTGACGCGCCTGGCCAATGACCACGTCTTCCAGGACTTGGACCAGATGGACAAGGTTCTGGCCCGGCACTCCAGCGCGCTGAGCGCGCTGCGGATGACCAAGCTCGGGAACCCTGACTGGGTCGTCGACGGCATGGACTACCTGACGCACCTGTTCAAGTTCGGCACCCTGTTCCGCCTGGGCTACATCCCTCGCGTTGCGGGAGATGACCTCGCGGGCCAGGTGGCCCGCCTGGGCGCCGCCTCGATGGCGATGCGCATCGGCTGGGGCGTGCGCAACGGCGCTACGAACCTGGCGCTGTGGAAGACGCGGCCGATGGCCGCCGCCAGGGCGGCCACGGCCCAACAGGGGGTGGACTTCGCCAGGGAGGAGATGGCGAAGCTCCAGACGCAGATGGACACCCTGCGAGCCAGCATCGGAAACTCCCGGGCCGCCACTACGGCGGACTTGGCCTTGGCTGGCCGCCGCCTTGCGGCGGCCAAGGCCAAGCGTGCCGCCATGGACGGCACGACACCTCCGGCGCGAGTTGCGGCGATGGATCAGCTCATCGCCAAGCACCAGCTGGCAGTGACGCGCAATGCGCGCAGCATGTCCACTGGCGTGGCCTTCCGGAACATGAAGCTCCAGGACCTTCAGCAGCACCACGGGTGGCTGGACCGAATGCGCGCGCTTCAGCAGCGCGTAGTGGACGACGAGACGGCCAAGGCGAGCGCGCCGAAGGCGACGCAGGCCACCAGGCCCGTATCTCTACCAGGGGGCGTGACCGCCCCTGGCGCCTTCCAGGGCAACGAGGGCGAGTACTACCAGAAGATGATCAGCTCTGACGACACAATCGGGCAGATCTTCATGACCAACAAGCGCCTGATCCACGGCCACCTCATGCGGTCTTTTGACCACGGCGGCAAGTCCATCAGCGCAGCTGAGGACGAAGCCGTCCACGCGACCAGCTGGGCGCATGCGATCAACGCGCAGCTGGTCCAGGATCAGCTGGCCATCCAGGCGGTCAGGGGCGCCAGCGTGGCCGACATGACGAAGTGGCTGACCAAGACGGCGGAGGGCCGTCAGTACATGCGGCGCCTGGGCATGGACCCCTCCGCCCGTGGCATCGGCACGGAGAACCGGATCATCAGGGATCCGGAGGACGTGGCCAACAGGGCCTGGCACGACGTGGCGGAGTACATGCCGACCCCGGAGATCCGGATGAAGGCATTGGAGCCCGGCGGGGTGGATGCGGACTTCCTCAAAAAGTCCATGCCGATGACCCAGCGCCCGGACGTGCACACCGGGCAGGTGGGCCAGGCTCAAGGGCGCTACGAAGGCGCCCTGAACGAGGCCATCGGGCGCTTCTACAAGGTGGCAGCGTCGCTGCCTGCGGACCGCTGGTCCCGTCACCCGCTGTTCAACCAGCTCTACGAGGGTCACATGAAGACCCTCGCGGGACAGCTGCAAAAGCAGGGCGCCTACGACACGACCGTCCACGGCGTGGAGCAGATGGCGACCATTGCGCGCCGGCTGGCGCTGCGGGACACCCGCAAGCTGGTCTTCGACATAGCGCACAGGAGCGACGCCGCAGCAGCGCTGCGGATCATCTCGCCCTTCATGAGCGCGACCAATGAGAGCTTCCAGCGCTGGGGCCGGATCATCGCCGACCGGCCCCAGACGGTCGGCTACGCTGCGAACTTCTACAACTCGGGCCTGGGTATCGGCTCGATGCAGGACGCCGACGGCAATCACATCGACCGCCAGGGCTTCAGCTACACGATCGACCCGAAGACCGGCAAGGCGGTCAAGCGCCTGGTGCCGAAGTCGGAGCGGTACATCGTCGGCAGGATGCCGAAGTGGCTGGTCAGCAAGACCGGCGGCAAGGCCAGCCCCTTTGCGCTGGCCTTCGGCATCGAGCCGTCATCGAGGAACTTCAAGCTCTCCCAGAACTCGATGAACCTGGTCACCCAGGGTGACCCCTGGTTCAACCCGGGTGTCGGCCCGATCGTCCAGATCCCGGTCAATCACTTCGTGAAGGACAAGCCGAAGGCCGCGGAGCTGGCCCGGCATCTTCAGATCCTGCCCTTCGGGCCGCAGAACGGCGGCCCTATGGGCTCTGGGCCGCTCGGTGAGGCGGCCAGCTTCTTCATGCCGTCCACGGTCAAGAACTTCCTGACGGCCTACGACACCAGCGACACCCGCTACCAGGCGGTGAAGATGCAGATCATGCAGCGCGCCGCCTACGAGCACGCTGAGCTGGGCAAGCCGATGCCGTCGGCGAAGCAGATCGCCGACATGACCAAGCAGTACTGGCAGTTCAGCGCGGTGAGCGCCTTCCTCCAGCCGATGGCGACCAGCAAGCAGGACAACTACCAGTTCTACCGGGACCAGTACAACGCCCTGGAGAGGGCGAATCCGCAGACCGCGGATGACGAGTTCCTGACCCGCTACGGCGAGTCGTACTTCATCTTCGCCGCCTCGCAGAGCAAGACCGTCTCCGGCACTCAGGCCACAAACAAGGCCGTGGAGCTGTCCAAGAAGTACGGGAACCTGATCGCCCAGAACCCCGAGCTGGGCTCGCTCATCATCGGCCCGGAGGGCAACGGCCCCTTCTCGCCGGAGGCGTACAGCTACCAGCTGAACACCCCGGTCACACCCGGCAGCTCGGAGATGCAGCGGACCAAGATGTCCGCTGACCAGGCACTGGAGGAGAACCAGCGCCGCCTGGGCTGGTCCAAGTACACGGCCGTGATGAACGGCCTGAATGCCCAGCTCCGCAACCGGGGCCTGAAGTCGTTCGGCGACAAGGGCGCCGAAGACCTGAAGTCCACCAAGGCCGCGGTCACGGCCCTGTGGTCGCAGCCGCTGCTGCCCGACGGGGAGCAGAACCCCTTCTACAACGAGGCCTGGTCCAAGGACTTCTCGACCTACGACACGCTGAAGTACGACCGACTGGTCCCCGGCCTTCAGGCGGTCGCGGACAGCCCTCTGGCAGCCGATCCGAACCGCAGCGACCTGAGGTCGCTGAAGACCTATCTCCTGGGCCGCCAGGCCGTCCTGAAGCTGCTGGCGCAGCGCGCCGACAACGGCGGCAAGAAGACGCTGACGGCCAAGGCGAACGCCGACCTGGCCGACACCTGGCAGCGCTTCGTGGACGGACTTGTGGAGTCCGACACGCGCTTTGGAGACCTGCACAGCAGGTACCTGTCGCGCGACCTGAACTACGACAACTCGCAGGCCCTGGAGGACGCGTGACAGTCAAGGCCGGCGCCAGCACGCCGACTCCGAGCGCAACTCCCGACGGCGTTGCCGGGCTATCGCCTGACGAACTGGACAAGCTCAAGCAGTTTCAGAACCTC